AGATTTGACCAGTTGCAGCTGGATGCACACAAGCTGGGCTGTATGATTCGCGTGTCGGACGAACTGCTGGAGGACAGCGCCTTCGATATAGCGGGATATATTGCTGGTTCCTTTGCAGAGCGACTGTCGGCGGCAGAGGAAGAGGCGTTCCTCGACGGAGACGGCAACGGCAAGCCGCTGGGTCTGATGCGTCAGCTGGAGCGCACGGTGGAGACGCAGAATACGGGTTCGATCACTGTGGATGATATCGTCGACCTGCAGTACGCGATCCCTGAGCCCTACCGAAAGAACGCCGTGTTCCTGATGAGCGATGCAACCGTTAGGGAGCTGCGGAAGATCCGCACGGCCTTCGACCGGAATATCTGGGAGGACGAACTGACGAAGGAGACACCCACAAAGCTGCTGGGCGTGCCTGTAATCACCTGCGATGTGCTTCCTGTGCCTGAAAGCGGAAGCATGCCGGTTCTGTTCGGTGATTTCAGCAGATTTGTCATCGGCGACCGGGAGCACCGCAGTATTAAGCGCCTGAACGAGCTCTATGCACGAAATGGGCAGGTGGGATTTCAGGTCTGTGAGCGCGTGGATGCCATCCTCATGGACAAGCGGTCTATGGCGGGACTGAAGGTCAGATAAGCAATAAGCCAGCCAGCTGTCGTGCTTCCAAAGAATATGGCGGTGCGGCGGCTGGCATCTTTATAGGAGAAGACACAGATGAACAGATGGAAATCATTGTACGATGCCTGTCCTGCGGTGCAGGCTCCGAGAAATGAAAACATGATGCACGTGACAGTGATGGCTCGTTTGAGAAACGGTGGCGACAACCTGCGCGGTATGGAACAGATGCTTCGCAGTACGGGAGAATACATCCTGCTGCGCGGCAAGGGCGATGGAAGCTATGAGGGACTCTTGAATACGGTCGATGTGATGCCGGTCGGAACGATTGGCGAAGATGAGCTTCTGAACCTTGTAAGCGGCGTTCCGGAAGAACGCAGGAAAAATGCGGCATTTTTGATGAACTTCGAAACGCTGAGCCGGTTGTACAATACGCTGAAGAACAGTGCGATCTGCAGACTAAGTACGGACTGGAATGGTCAGTTTCACATTATGAACACGCCTGTCATGCTGTGCAGTGCTATGCCTTGCATGGACAGGGGAAAAGTACCGGTGCTGTACGGGGATTTTTCGGGCGTGCGCATTGAGGACGGCGGTCATGATGGAGTGCAGACAGAACAAAGCGGGGCGAAAAACGGCGCTGCCGTGTGTACCCTGAGAGGATATTTCCGCTGCAGCCTGGTCAACCGGGAAGCGGTCAGGGGGCTGAAAATCGTTTGAAAAAGGTACAGTGGGACAGATGACGAACGGGGAAAAGATGCAAATTGCACAGCTGCGCGGGCAGGGGATGGGCTATACGCAGATCGCAAGGGCGCTGGGAATGTCGGTAAATACGGTCAAGTCCTATTGCCAGAGAAACAAAGTACAGCGCACGAATGGTATTGATGGCGCGAAAGAGAACTGTGACGTGTGCAGGCAGTGCGGAACTGCGCTGGTTCATACGCCCGGCAGAAAGAAGAAGCTCTTCTGCTCAGACGACTGCAGGCTTCAGTGGTGGCATGCGCACCGGGACAAGAGCAGAAATGCGAGTGAATGTCGATGTAAGTTTTGCGGGAAAGCATTCAGGACAGACCGCGTGCAGAAATATTGCGGTCATGGCTGCTATATCGCAATGCGATTTGGAGGAAATCATCATGGCGGCAACACTTACTCAAGAGCAGTTTGAACGGGAAACCGGATATCGCATTGCACAGTCCATTATGAGGAATCTGCGTGCACAGGGTTTGCTGACGGATAGGGAATACGGGCAGATTGAACCGATTCTGGCCGAAAAATTCTCTCCCGTATGGGCGGGATTAGCCGGTAAAACAGGGGAAAAGAGAGACTCCTGACACTTGCTATTCAGTCCTTTTCGAGGTAATATACGACACTGACAAGGGGATTGATACAATATAGCCTCGGAAAGGACAGAGTAAAGTATGGGAAGAACAACAGTAAGCCGCATTGCACCCATGGCGCAGGTGAAGAGGCGCAAGCGCGCAGCGGCCTATGCCCGCGTATCCATGGGGAAAGATGCGATGCTACACTCGCTGGCGGCGCAGGTGAGCTATTACAGTGAACTGATCCAGCGCAATCCCGAATGGGAGTATGCTGGTGTGTACGCGGATTCTGGGCTGACCGGTACCCGGGAAAATAGGCTGGAGTTTCAGCGTATGCTGGCAGACTGTCGGGCGGGAAAGATCGATGTTATTCTGGTAAAGTCCATCTCGCGCCTTGCGCGGAACACGGTAACGCTGCTGGAGACGGTCCGCGAGCTGAAGTCGCTGGGCATTGGCGTCATATTTGAAGAACAGAACATGAACACGCTGAGCGGGGATGGAGAGTTGATGCTCTCTATCCTCGCTTCTATTTTTCAGGAGGAGAGCCGCAGTGTCTCCGAAAACTGCAAGTGGCGCATCCGAAAGAAATTTGAACAGGGGATCCCGACCGGACTGCGGATGTACGGATATGACGTTGTGAAAGGCGTCTTCACGGTAGTTCCAGGGGAAGCGGAGGTCGTTCGCCGGATCTTCCACATGTACCTGGAGGGCATGGGCAGAATCCGAATCATGAAAACGCTGAACAGAGCTGGGATTCCTGCGCCCGAGGGCGGAAAGTGGAATCACAGTGTCATCGATATGATTCTGAGAAACGAAAAATATGCAGGCGATCTGCTGCTGCAGAAGTATTACACCAACAACCATGTGGAGAAAAAGACCATGGCGAACAATGGGGAACTTCCCCAGTATTTTGTGGCTGCAGATCATCAGCCGATCATTGATCGCGCGACTTTTGATGCAGCACAGGCTGAGATAGCGCGGCGCGCCCAAATATATGGTGCGAAGGATGGCGAGGAGATTGCCGAAGAAGCGGAGGACACTCTGCCCGAGGAGCACTATTCCACAGGAAAATCGCCTGACTATTTGGAACAGTTTGGCGATCGCCTGTTCTGCGGCATCTGTGGGAAGCGGTATCGCAGGAAGATTACCCACAAGGGGACGGAACATGAAGCCGCAGTATGGATCTGCCGTACTTTCCACATGTATGGAAAGGCGTATTGTGCGTCGCAGCAGATTCCTGAAAAAACGCTGCTGGAATTGACCAGAGTTGTACTGAACAATGATCATTCTGCTGACGATATTGATCGTATTGAGATGCATCCGGGAAAACGGGTGCTGTTTGTTTTTCGGGACGGGCATACAGATGAACGTTTCTGGCAGGCGGCTTCCCGGAAGGATAGCTGGGATGCTGATAAAAGGAAAAAGGCTGCTGAGAAAACAGCAGCCAGACATCGCGAGAGGAGGAACGTACAGTGAGCGAGGCAAGAGCATACATCCCCACAGTCACCAGAGTGAAGTCGGTTACGGTGATCCCGCCCAAATTTCAGGCTATGCCGGGTATGCCTTCATCCGCAGGTCGTCCCCGGCGTGTCGCCGCATACGCCCGCGTATCCACCAACAGCGAGGAACAGCTGACCAGCTACGAGGCGCAGGTGAAGCATTATACCGAGCACATCAAATCCAGAGAACAAACCGATAACTGGCAGTTTGTGGAGGTGTATACGGACAAAGGGATAACCGGCGTGAGCACCAGAAAACGCGAGGGATTCAACCGCATGATTGCGGATGCGCTGGCGGGGAAGATTGATCTGATCATCACCAAGTCAGTTTCACGCTTTGCCCGAAACACGGTGGATACGCTGACGGCCATCCGCGAATTGAAAGAGCACGGCGTAGAGGTTTACTTCGAGGAGCAGAACATTTATACGCTAGACGGCAAGGGCGAAGTGCTGCTGACGATCATGTCCAGCATTGCTCAGGAGGAAAGCCGGAACATCTCCGAAAATGTGACCTGGGGCATGCGCAAGCGTTTTGCAGAGGGCAAGGTGAGTATGCCCTATAAGCAGTTCATGGGATACCGGAAAGGGAAGGACAGTGTGCCGGAGGTTGTGGAAGCAGAGGCGCACATCATCCGTACGATTGCGAGGCGGTATCTGGAGGGCGCGACCGCCACGACTATTGCCCGCGAACTGAACGATGCCGGAATTCCCTGCCCTTCAAGAAAGAGCCTGCTGGGCGATGACGAAATTGAGGCTGAAAAGGCCTGGAAAAAGACCGCACGCTGGAGTTCATCCACGATTGAAAGCATTCTGACCAATGAAAAGTACAAGGGCGACGCCATTCTGCAAAAGACTTACTGCACGGATTATATCAGGAAGACCATGGTAGTGAACGATGGCAGCGAGATCCCCAAGTATTATGCTCAGAACAGTCATCCAGCCATCCTCAGCGCCGAGGTGTTTGATCTGATCCAGATGGAGATGGATTGGCGCAGGAGCCTCGCTGGCAGATACAGCGGAAAAAGCTGTTTCTCTTCCCGCGTTGTCTGCGGCGATTGCGGCGCATTCTACGGCAGCAAGGTCTGGCACAGCACCGACGAGTACCGGAACATTGTCTGGCGCTGCAACAATAAGTACAGGAGCGACAGGAAGTGCTCAACACCTCATATTACGCAAGATGCACTGCAGAGGGCGTTCGTCAGCGTTATGCAGAAGGTGATTGCTGAGAAGGATTCCATCTTCGCTGTCTGCCGCGAAGTGCTGGATGAAGTGCTTGATACGAGCGAGCTTGATAAGGCCGCAACAAGGCTGCAGGATCAGGCGCTGGGCATGACAGAGCGTGTCAGGAAGCTGGTGGAAGAGAATGCCAGGGTGCGAAGAGATCAGGAAGAGTACCAGCGGGAGTATAATGCACTGGCTGCAGAGCATGAAAAACTCACGGAGAAAATCCGAAGGCTTGAAGAGCAGAAGAGGAATAAGACTGACCGCAGACGGAGGATTGAGATATTCCTGCGCATGCTGGAGGAGCAAAAGGAATGCCTGGAGTTTGATCCTTATACATTTGTTTCATTGACCGATAGGGTGATCATCCAGCCGGACGGCAATATGCAGTTCCTGTTCAGGAACGGGATGAGATATGAACACAGTATGATATAAAAAGAAGACCTGATGACCGAAAGATCGGCGTCAGGTCTTTTGACATTACTCAACAAAACCCATCCCGGCCTTTCTGCTATGTTGGCGATCATCGCCGGTACAGCAACGGGGGATGCGTCGTAAAATTCGTGATTTCCTGAAAAGATGAGGTTCTCATTGATTTCCACATCTTTCCATACCATCACAGAACTATTTTACCGCACAATCCCCTGTATGTCAATCTGCAAACGATATGCTTTACGTATAATTTCAATCTTGTCAGAGATGAGCAGGGCGAAATAGTGAGGATCTATCTGTAGGTGACATGCAATCATGCGTTACTT